GCAATAGTTTGCACTACCGCATCGTCAAGTTGCTCGACGAGAACTTCCCAGTTTGTGTTGGACATTTTCTGCCCGATTGCTTGCTCATGCTCTGCGCGTGACCAAGAAGATGACCAAGTGCTATCGGACATTACGCAACTCCCTACGCAACTTAGTTGCTTGCTTCTCAAGTACCGCTATGCGGCGAAAAGCGATTGCTAGAACTGCATTTACCGCGAATAGCGCAAGGCTAAGAGCGAAAATGTCGCCTGTTGATAAGTACATAACTTCTCCATTTCAATCTGTCCGTTTAAACGGACAGTAGTGGCAATTTACCACTACGCGCTCACCGCGAGAATTGCACTCGCGTACTTGCCTATCGTGAGCCACCAGCCACTTCCCCGACTACTAGGGCAGGCTATCCCCTAATAACTCTAGTGTAGTCTATAAAGAAATTCTAATCAAGCCTCGCAATCATGCCCAGCAGAGTTGTATTCTTCCCGACTCATCCACACTTGGCACTCAACGCACTTGACCATGTTGGCAATTACTTCCCAATGGTTGCTCATGATTACCCCTAAATCATGCCTAGCGCGGCTAGGCGTTCATAGTTAGGCTTGCGAGCATCTAATTCTTCTTGCTTATACTGCTCAATTCTACGAGCCGATTCAATTCTCTCAGTAGCCTCTGCGAGAATCTCCATGAAATCAGCCACATAAAAATCGTTTTCGATTTTCATCTTATCCAACTCTCTGTCCGTTTAGACGGACACTAACTCGTACAAGGTGCGAGCCTATCTCGCTCCAGTAACACTAGTCTAGCCTATAAAGAAAATCCACGCAAGCAAGCCCAGTATTGAAGCCGCCACTCGCTCCGCGCCTCCGCCGCCAGCCTCAGCCAACACAAACTTTTTTAAAAAAAAAGATAAAAGAAAATCCGACACGCCCGAACGCGTGGGGAGAATTGGATAGGGTAAAAAAATAACCCCCGCCGATTAAGGCGGGGGCTATCTTTGGAGAGATTAGGCGAGGATTACCAATTCAGCCTTTTCTTCAACTACGCGAAATAGTTCATCGAATAAGCGCGATTCTGACTCTGACAATTTCGCAGGGTCAATGGTGGCGATGAATCGAATCGTGTCGGCTAACGCTTGAGCGATAGTGACCTTGGATTTCTTTGCTGGCTTTGCTGGCTTTTCTGCTTTGCTTTTCTTGGTGGCGCGAATTGCTTTAACCTCAGACTTCAATGCGTCGAGTGTGGCGATACCCTTGGCGGATTCGACGCCAAGAATGTCATAAGCACTAGACACCAGAGAGAGTTGCTTGTTGATGGCCATGGCGCGGAACTCCTCCGACTTATTGTGCCAGACCTGCCATGTCACGAGTTTTGGAACCTGCGTTACTGACACGCGAGAAGATGTCACGCCTGTCGCCTTAATGACTTTCTGCAGGTCACGAGTCGAGAGTTGCGAATTGCCTAACTCGGTGGCGAGTGAGTGGAGATACTTCACGAGTTGCGAATCTTGCGAATCGGTAGTGTCACAGATGGCTCGCCATGCACTTTCAATCTTTGGAGCGGTAACGATTACTTCTGCTTTGGTTTTCTTTGATGTAGTCATTTTATTCACCTTATTTTCTGTCCGTTTTAACGGACATCTATAAACGCCTAGTTGCGCTCATGGAATCAGTATAGCCGCTACTGAGGTTTTGGTCGAATCGGGGCAATTTTGGCGCGGCGTGTCGAATGTGAATCGCATCACACTTATCTATCGAACAGATGTTCGAGTAGAATCCTATACGATTTTCAACGGGATAAGGGTAGGGAATCCTATAGGATTTTCTTCTATCGGCTTGGTGAGAATCCTATACGATTTTCTTCTATCGGGGGGAATAGGTCGGTCGGGGGATAGTTGAATCTTCAACCAATTACTTCTCCCGTGTAGATAAGTCGATAAATCGATAAATCGACATTTCATTTGACCCTAGACATAATTATTTGCGAGGCGGGAGCCGTTTATACTATCCCACAATAAATTTCTGTTATATAATGGGGGCATATATAAAGTATTTTACGCCCAAATATAATATACTTACCCGAACTTTGTTCGGAATCACCTATTTGAACAGGTTATCTTATATGTATATATAATTAACGGAGTCGCTCCGTTTAAGACTCCGCTCCTCCTATATATGATAATATATAATAATATTGGGATAGTTCTATCCGTTTAATGGGACCGTTAAAAGACTGTTTAGGAGCACCAATTGGGACGCAAGCCTGGAGTACAATCTGTACCCAAAGATGAGGCTCAGACCAAGGTACTAGCCCTACTCGAACAGGGTGCTACTATCACAGCAGCCATGCAAGCCGTTGGTCGCCAAGACACAGCCTTTCGTCAATGGGTTCTCCAATCCCCAGATTTCAAAGAAGCATCTGATAAAGCCCGCCTTGCGGGTAAAGGTGTCAAGGTTGATTTAGCAGAACTCAAGACTATCTCTTACCCAGACTTTAGCCAGCAGTTCCTAGACACTACCCTCTTCCCCCACCAGTTAAACTGGCTGGACTTGATTGAGGGCAAGGAACCTAGATGGCAACCTATGGGCATGACTTATGAACCTGGGGACCCCAAGCGTATCCTTATTAACGTTCCCCCAGAACATGCTAAGTCGACAACCATAACGACTAACTACACTTTGTACCAAATCGTCACCAATCCCAATACCCGAGTCATTATCGTCTCTAAGACTCAGGGCATGGCTCGTAAGTTCTTAGGTGCTATTAAGACTCGTCTATCGCACCCAGCCTATACCAAGTTACAGACGGCCTTTGGCCCTAATGGTGGCTACAAGGCAGATTCAACCCAATGGTCTGCTGACATGATTTATCTAGGCACAGGTCGCGACTCTGGAGAGAAAGACCCCACAGTACAAGCCCTTGGCTTCGGCTCACAGATTTATGGAGCACGTGCTGACCTCATTATCCTAGATGACGTGGTGATGGGTTCCAACGCCCATGAGTGGGAGAAGCAAATCGAATGGCTTCAAAAGGAAGTAATCACCCGACTGGGGCGGCACGGCAAACTGCTTATAGTAGGAACACGTGTCGCTTCCATAGATTTGTATAAAATGATTCGGGACGGCTCCCAATGGACAGGTGGCAAGTCCCCCTTCACTTACTGTGGGATGCCAGCGGTTCTAGAGTTTGATGAAGACCCCAAGAACTGGAAGACGCTCTGGGAAAAAACTAACATTCAAGAAAATGACATAGACGAGGTTTTAGCAGATGGACTTTTTCCCAAGTGGGACGGACCTTCTCTCTTTAAGCGTCGCTCTGAGGTCGCACCGTCAGTATGGGCTATGGTCTACCAGCAAGAGGACGTACAAGAAGATTCAATCTTCTCACCAACTTGCATCGCAGGTTCCGTCAATGGAATGCGAAAGCGCGGACCACTCAAAGTCGGGACAGCAGGACACCCCAAGCATTTAGATGGTTCTTATACCATCATAGGTCTTGACCCAGCAATGGCTGGTGCTACTGCAGCGGTTGTGGCAACGTATAACAAGTCAGATGGCAAAATCTATGTATTAGATTGCGTCAATATGACAGAGCCTACACCAATGAAGATTCAAGCACTTATTGAAGAGTGGGTGGAGCGGTACAAGCCACAAGAGTTGCGTATTGAAATCAACGCACACCAGAAGGCTTATGCCCTAGATGATAACCTGCGCAACTTCTGCGCTATGAATGGTTGCCAATTAAACTCGCATTATACTGGCAAGAACAAGTGGGACGTATCTTTTGGTGTGGCATCTATGGCATCACTATTTGGTAGCACCCGCGACACTCGCTTCCAGGATAACAACATTATTGAACTACCTTCCAACGAAGGTTCAGAAGGACTTAAGACTTTAGTCCAGGAACTTATCACCTGGAAGCCAGACACACGTAACCCAACTGACTGTGTTATGGCTTTGTGGTTTACAATCATTCGCTTCCGCGAACTGATGCAACAATCATCACGTGTTGGGCAGTATCAAACAAACAGATGGGCTACTAGGGCGCAACGCGCTGGACGTGGCTCACTCAATTTAGACGATGCCTTTGCAGAGCAATGGGCTGAGAGTCACGGATAAGGAATCCAAAATGGCAACAAGAAACAATGCACAGGACCACTCAAACGTGGCTCCAATTTACAAGCCAAAGAATTCACCAGCCCCAGCCCCAAGCCCAACAGCACTAAGCCAATTAAAAAATACTATGGGAACAATGATGAATGTTGAACCAGGTAAAGAAGGAACTAAAGCAGATAAAAATGTTTATCGTGGTTCATATGGCGGTAAAGACTGGGTTTGGCAAAACGGCAAAGTAACTCGTAGTAAGTAATTTTTTTCCCTTTAACCCGTTAGGACAACAATGGCATTATCAATGGAACAGATAGCAGCACGTGTTGCATCCATGCGCTATCGCAATGGTGAGCGCGATGCTCGCAACCTCGATGTCCTTGCTGTCCGTAAAGGAAAAATCTCAGAAGTATATCCAGACTTTTTCCCAGACGGCGTTGACGCTAACGTAGTTGCTAACTTTGTTGACATTGTTGCCCGCGACTTATCAGAAGTTATGGCTCCACTTCCAGCAGTAAACTGCTCAGCAGCCAACCAGGTATCAGACCGCGCACGTCAGTTTGCTGACAAGCGCACTCGTATTGCCTCTAACTATTTTCAACATTCTGACCTATCAGTACAAATGTATTCTGGTGCTGACTGGTATCTTACATATGGTTTCGTCCCTTTCATCATTGAATTAGACGAAGAAGCAAAACTACCACGAATCCGCATAGAAAATCCGCTGGGTGCTTATCCAGAATTTGACCGCTATGGACGTTGTGTGGCTTTTGCGAAACGCTATATGCTTACTCTTGGTGAGTTGGTTTCCCAATTCCCAGAGCACGAAAGAGAACTGCTTGGACAAACAGGTTACAAGCAAAGCATGAGCACACAGATTGAAATGATTCGTTACTACGATAAAGACCAATCTGTAATTTTCTTGCCTGCAAAGGATAATTTAATTTTGTCCCAGGCAGCAAATGTGCTCGGCAAGATGATGGTGGTTATTGGACGTAAGCCATCTATCGACGGTGAGTTACGCGGACAATTTGACGACGTACTTGGTATCCAATTACTTCGCAATCGTTTTGCTTTGCTTGCAATGGAAGCAGCCGAGAAGTCAGTACAGGCACCGATTGTTCTACCTAATGACGTACAAGAACTTCAACTTGGTGGAGACGCGGTTATCCGCACAGCCAACCCACAGGGTGTACGACGCGTAGAATTAAGTTTGCCACAGGGCGCATTTACTGAGCAGACTCTCCTCAACCAGGAACTGCGAGTTGGCTCACGTTACCCAGAATCACGTACTGGTAACGTTAGCGCATCTGTTGTAACTGGACAAGGCGTACAGGCTCTACTTGGTGCATTTGATACCCAAGTTAAATCAGCCCAAGCAATCTTTGCTGCAGCGCTACGCGATGTAATTCAGATTTGCTTTGAAGTAGATGAAAAGATTTTTCCAAAAGAAAAGACAATTCGTGGCGTAGATTCTGGTTCGCCATATGAAATTACCTATATACCTAACAAGGACATCAAGGGCGATTACTCAGCCGATGTTCGTTACGGAATGCTTGCTGGTCTTAACCCAGCGCAGGGACTTATCTTTATGTTACAGGCACTTGGTGGTGGACTTATCTCCAAGGATATGGCAATGCGCGAACTGCCATTTACTGTTAACGTATCGCAAGAATTAGAAAAGATAGAGATTGAGAAGATGCGTGAAGCACTTCTTGGTTCTCTTACTGCATACACGCAGGCTATCCCACAGATGGCAACCCAGGGGCAGGACGCATCAGAGGTAGTACGTAAGATTGCTACGGTAATCAAGGCTCGCCAAAAGGGTGTTGCACTTGAAGATGCGATTGGTGAATCATTCGCGCCGCAGCAGCAAGTTCCTCCTGCTGGCGCACCTAATCCCTCGGTTGAGCAACCGTCCCCTGCTCCCACAGGCGCACCAGCAGGAGGTCCTCCTCAAGGTCCACCAGAGCAGTTTAGACAACAGCCAGCCGATGTAATGAGTTTGCTTTCAGGATTAACTGGAGCAGGTGGAACAACTTCCAGAGTTTCGAGTAGGCGACAACTAAGATAACAAAGGTAGGGGACAATGACGACAATTATTGGCGTTCAATATGAAAACAGTTGCCTGCTTATCGCTGACAGTCTAGTAACAGATGAGACTGGTAGAAGTTGGTCGCATCCTGATATGCAAAAGTTAAGCCGTAATGGTGCCTTCATTATTGGAGGCTCAGGGGAAGTATCACCGTGTGATATTACACAGCACGTATGGACACCACCCAATCCTACGGCAAAAGATAAACAAGATGTTTATAAGTTTATGATTAAGAAGGCGATGCCTTCGCTGCGCAAGTGTTTAAAAGATAATGGTTTTAATTTTGAAGAGTCGCAAGATAAAGATTCTGGACCAAGGTTTCAGTTTTTGATTGCAGTATGTGGACAACTCTTTGATGTAATGGATGATTTATCGGTACAAAGAAGTTTAGATGGTTTTTATGCAGTAGGTTCTGGTGCGCAATTTGCATTAGGAGCACTTCATTCTGGTGCTAAGCCAATGAGGGCAATGAACATTGCTGCAAAGTTAAGTATATTTTCAGAAGGACCTTTCCAGGTCGAAGAGCAAGAGTGTGATTAGGAGGAAACATGTCAGGCACTAAAGGTCACAGCGGTGGAGCACATGGCGGTCCTCAGTATGACCCTAATAACATTTCTGCTACTGGTGGAGATGGACAAAGTGGGCAAGCAAAGAAGTATATCCCTGGTATGAGTTCAATGGGAGTAACTGGAAAATCTGTTTACGAGCAACAAGGCGGAGCAAAGATGTATGCTGATAGAGGTCCAGAGGCAGCACCAATGCCAGAAGTAACCCCTCTTACTGCACCTAGCGAAATGCCAGACCAGCACGTTATGCACGGCTCACAACTTGGGCCTGGTGCTACAAGCGTTCCTAATTTGCCTCCAGCACCAACAGGCGACCCAGATATTGATGAAATTCGTGCGTATTATCCCGTGTTGCAATTTTATGCATCGCAACCTGGCTCCTCACAAAGCACTAAAGATTATGTCAACTACTTGGGGACAGTTATTTAATGGCAATATGGGATATTGTAGGTAACTTACAAAGTAAATTTGCTCAGCAAGCAGTTTCCAACGGTCCGTTTAATACAGATGGACAAAACGGTCCGTTTAATACAGATGGACGAGTTAATTTTGGAACATCAGTTGATGTTGCCGCAAATCTCCCACAAAATCCAAAATCATTTAATGACCGTGCAGAAGATATGCGTCAAACATTTTTAAAAACAACTTCTGAAAATCTCGGTACAACTGCTGGTATTAAAAAGAGTTTGCCTCTATTGCTTATACCAAATATTGGTGGTGCAGCGGTTGGCTTAACTAGCGCTGCATATGGGCTAGCAGAACTTGACAAAAAAACTGATGGAAAAATGTCTAAACTGATGATGGCTGGGACAAAAGGATTACGGTCCGATTATGCTTTTGTTCAAGATGTTACACGTCACGATGCTGCATTAGGTTTACTAGCAGGCCTTCATATGATTGCTGGTGGCGCATTGGGCGCAATTGCTGGTGGAGTAGTAGGCTCTGTGGGGGGACTAGTAGGAGCAATTGCTGGAGCAACAACTGGTGCTAAATTGGGTGCTGGACTTGCTGGAAAACAAGAACGCAATATTGCCGAAAGTGGGATACTCGGTGAGTCTTTAAAAAAGTCAGCGCTATTTTCTCAATCAGAAAATGGACAAAAAGTTTATAATTTTGGAACAGATGTAACACGCCTTGCTGGAGAAATTGTTAGTGCAATTCCTGCGGAATGGGCAGACAATAACATTCTTAAAGATACAAATCGTGGTATTGGTGCTGCAGTTGCTGGTATTTTTAATTTTCTTTTTGAAGTAAATATGGCTCCAGACATTCAAGGAACCAAACTTGCTGGCATTGGATTACGTGGAGCACTCACTGGTGGACTTACCGTAGAAAAATACGGTCTTACATCTAGAATCCTTGCTAAAACAGAAACAGCCAAACTGTTGCGCGGAGACCATATAGACTCAACTGTTGAATTAATCAATAAAACAATTGCTGGAGAAACAACTCCTTTAACGCCAGTAATGAATTTTTATAAAGAAAACGACGCACCTACACTTTTACAGCGACCAGAACTTAAAGATAATCCTTATGGAGTAATTGGCGCTAATCTATTTGCTGGTAAATCATTTGAACAACAAGGTCTTCTTATGAGAATTGGTGTTGGCGATAAGACTGCAATTGCAGAATTGGAATCAAAGCACCCAGCAACTTTTGCCGAACTTCTTCGTCAAGAAGGAATTTTTGATACTATTGAATCTCGCAATCCTTTTGCTTCCAGTAAACTTCCAGAGCATGATATGCTCAAGGGACGTGTTATTGAAGCAGAAGATGTTATTAGAGAAGAAATCAAAGACCTTCGTAAACAGTATTCATGGTTAAATGATTCTCTTAAACTTGATAGCGCTTTTCAAGATAGAGGTACTTCTAGTTTTATTGGAGTTGAAAAACTTCGAAATGACATTGCTACGCAACGCGCAGTAAATAAACTTGAAGGTGGCGCAAACGACGCAACAATTCGTGAAACAAAACTTGGTGGAGCAATTCAGAGTGTTTATCAAAGGAATGGTTCTTCAGTTCTCATTAGAACAATTCAACGTACGGCCTCCAGTCTTGAACGAGCACTTGATGACGCACCACAAAAAATAGTTAATTTTAATGATGGATTGCAGAGTGCTGCAAGCGTAAGAACAACAATGCGCAAAGCAGTTACTCAGCAAATTTTGCCTCAATTAGAGGCTCGAGAAATTTACAATTCTTTCATTACAGCAAAAACTGAAAAAGAAAAACTTGCAGTTGTTGAAAAAATTGAAGGACGAGTTTTTGAGCAAGTGGCAAATAAATACAATATCCCAGCAAGCATGAGGGATGCAGTTTTAGACAAATATATACTTATGACTCGTAAAAATCAAAAAAAAGCACAAGAGGCGCGCCTTCAAAATAATGCTTATATGATTGAAGACGGTGAAGTCGTTGAAGATGCTCAACTTATCTCTCAATTAGCAAATGGTGCTTACCTTCCAGATGTAGAATTAATTGATAAAGCATTTGCTCGTTACGCAAAAAAACGTGGAGCAGAGTCATCAATTCCAATAAATACTGCTTTGGTTGGTAAAACAGTTTTAGATGAATTTCAATCAATTTGGCGTACTCTTACTCTTGCTCGCACGGGTTTTCCAATTAACATTATTCGCGACTCAACTCTTCGCTCATGGGGAGACGGAGTGTTGCTTTACTCATTAATGAATTTGTCAAAGTCAAGTGTCGACGCAATGCTCGGCGTTCCAGCAAAGATGTCAGAAATGCGTCAATGGTCAGCAAAAATTACAAACCGTAATAGCAATCTTGACAAAATTCGTAATGATATTAAAATGTATGACAATTCAATTAAAGATGCAGAACGTGGTTTAAAAAGTTTTAAATATGACCCATTAAATCCACCTAAAGAAATGCCAGATGATTTAATTCGTACTCTTGATTATTTGCAACAATCAAAAGATATGGCTGCTTTTTTACGTCGCCAAGAAAATGCAATTGTTCAAAAAATTCCTTCAAAAGTTGTTGCACCAGGTAAATTGAATATTCCTGGATATGATTTTCCAGATGCATTTAGTGGTCGTTTTGGACAAATGGCGTTAAATAAACTTGAAGGCAAAGATGACATTCGTGCCCTAACCGCTTCCACACGCCAACTTGAAATGGCTGCAGTTCGACGTGACCGTAATGGTGGATACGCACTCAAGGCTATTGAAGATGAAGACAAGCATTTGCGTTCGTGGGCTGGATTGCTTAACAACACACTTCGTTTTGATGAAGTGAGTCGTCAAATTATGTCTCGTCGAATTAAAGGCATGGATGAGGCACAAGTTCAAACAGAAGTAGCATCTTGGATTCGTTCAAGCGGTTCTACTGATTTATTTGAACGATTTGGTTATGACTCTAACTTTAGAACACAGATGAAGGTATCTGATGCAAAAGTTATTTATCAAAAAGCAGCAGCCGCAATTAATCAATTTGCACCAGATATAAAATTGCAAAAGTTAATTATGGAAGATAAAGTTAACATAATCGAACTTAAAAAAATGTACCCAGATATTACAACTCGTCCAGACGTAATTTCAGATTTGGCTCTTGATTTGACTGGTCAAAGTAATATTGTTCGTAAATGGTCCGACTTAGCAAAACGTTCTGTTGCCACGCTTGCCACATGGGCTCCAGCAAGATTATCTTACAACCCATATTACAAAGTACAATATGAAATTAAATTACAAAGTATGGTTGCTGTGGCGGAAAGCCAAGGACGCATTCTAACAGAAGAAAATGCAAAGCAATTTCAGGCTACCGCACACGCTTACGCATGGAATCAATTTCGTTCTAAAATTAACGCGTTCAATCGCGATATGAATTATAGCGGATTAATTGATTATCTATTTGCCTTCTTCCCTGCTGTTGTTGAGCAATATCGTGCTTATGGACGCATTGCAATGGAACGTCCAGAATTTCCGCTACAGATGTTTCAGATGAGTCAAATACCCAATCACCTAGGTCAAGTTCAAACTGACCAATTTGGTAATGACTACATTGAGGTAACATTACCAGTTCTTGGAATTAAGGGCCGCGTATCAACCAGTTGGTGGAATGCCTTAAATCCAACTGGAGGAACAGTTCTTTCTGCCAGCCCATTTGCCACAACAGCATATAATGAACTTTCAAAAAGTGCAAAATTGCCTAAAATGTTTAATGATTTAATTCTTCCATTTGGAACACAAGCAAATGCATTGGGCGCTCTTACTCCAAGTACAGTTAGACGAGCAACTCAAGCATCTGTAGCACTTTTCAAACGCAACGGGGAACAATTTAATCGAGATGTTAATATGTTTATTGAAATGAAACGCGTACAATTTGTTAAAGACTATGGCGTAGAACCATCTGGCAATGATATTAGTCAAATGCAACAAGAATCAAAAAATGATGCAGTAACATTATCTTTTGTTCGCGCTTTGGGCGCGGGAATCTTACCATCGCAGCCACGTTATGTTAGTCCACTTGAAAAGTATGCTGACTTACTTGGTAAGTATATGACAGAGTACGGTTCAAATGGAGCAGAAAAGTTTAGCAACGATTATCCAGAAATGTATTTACTTGCAGATAAAATGACAGATAGCACATCTGGTCTTCGTCAAGATGATACTTCCGTTGCTTTGGTTAAGAAAAATAGCGCGACAGTTGCTAAGATGGTTGCAAATATAGACAAAGGCAATCTACGTGTACTTGGTGCCGTATTTAACGATGATAACTATGCGTTTTCTAGTTCCGCTAGAGCATACCTTTTGACTAATAATATTCCAGGAACAAGTAGGCGTTTTCAGTCAGAAGCAGATGCTTTAGATATTGCAACCAGTTCCATAGTGAACAAAGGTTGGAGCGACTGGAACAAGATGATTAAAGTTGTTAAACAAGTCATTATTGATAAAAATAAGAGTCCAGATTCTGGATACGGTAAAGCAATCCTTGACATGTATAAAACTAATTTTGAGAATCAAATGAAGACAGATAATAATCTTTGGTGGAAAGACAAGAATGACCCTAACTTTTCAAGCAAAAAGAAAGATACCATAGACGTATTAACCATTGCAGCCAATACACCAGAACTATGGAAAGATTTGGCTAAGCAACCACGTTGGCACAGTATTGTGGATTATTTGAACTTCCGTTACCATGTAAAAGAAGCATTGGAAAAACGCGGAATCGGAATTGACTCTGCTAAAGCAATTGATATTAAAACACAGGTAGATTTATACACTGCTGATTTAATGCGTAAAGATATTAATTTTGAAAACTTTTATAATAGATATCTTGATGGAGACAAGTTTGACTATGTACACGAAGAAGTCACTAAGGGGAAAATTCAATGAGAAAAACTGACGTAGTTGGTGCTGGTAACTATGAAAAATCTACCTCAATTCCTAGTACTCCAAGTAACGCTCTTCAAAAGCCTGCAAGCACTGGTGATGGATTAGTTGATGCAATTAATGAAATCCTTAAGGCTAAAGGCTTAAGCAAGGTAATTGGTACTCAAGGTCAGTCTGTATCATTTATAGAATCTATTACAAAAGACCCAGCACAGGCTGCAGTCATTGGTAAACTTCTTAAAGCAAGAGGCAAGAAAGTTGATGCCTCCAAAGACACAATTAATAAACTTTTTATGAGTGAACCTGAATTAGTTAGCATTGCTTCTAAATCTGGAAACGACTACAATAAATTAATTTCTTTGTTGAATGAGGATTATGTTCCAGGACTTGGCACTTCCTCCGCACAGGCACCAAATTTGCCGTCACGCTCTGTGTATCAATACCAGAAAAAAGACCTCGAGACTATTGCAAACAATGCATATCAATCTGCCTTAGGTCGCGATGCCACTGCAGATGAATTAAAAATGCAACTTGCCAAGATTAAACCTATGGTTGATGCAGGAACTTTGACTACAACAAAGGAAGTAATCAATCCAAAGACTAAGCAGAAGGAAAATGTCTCAACACAAACTCCTGGATTCTCTCAGGCATCTGCTCAAGCGAAAATTGAAGAACAGTTAAAGGCAGCAAACCCAGAGGCATACCAAAGAAACAAAGCATTATCATTTTCCAAAGACCTCAATAGTGTGTTAGGTGGTGGTATGTAGTGGCTGCTATTTCAGATACATCGACTATTGTTGATGAATTAAGTTGGGTTCTAGCCCTCTCAAAGACAGACCCTAAATTAACTGAGGCATGGACCGCTTATCTTAATGGAGATACTGCTGGATTCAAAGCCGCAGTTCTGCAGTCTGACTTTTATAAGAACAACAATGCAACTGCTCGCCAGCGTAAAACTGCTCAGGTTCAGCAACCAGGCGTATATGCACAAGATTTAGATTCTTATGTAAGTAAAACTAAAGATAGATTAATTGCTGCAGGCGTACAATGGACACCTGGCGTAGAACTTCAAGTCAAGGATGCCTATAACAAGGGTTTAGGCGATAGCCAATTAGATGACCTTCTAGGTGCTGCAGCAAGTAACATCAAAGTTACTGGCGGAACGGCTGCAACATCAATTGATGCTCTCAAAGGTGCAGCAAATTCCTATGGAGTTGCAAGCCTTCTTAGCAATTCGTACTGGGATGCCAAATCAAAGTCTCTATTTGCTGGAGATACCACAGAAGAAGACATCAAAAAAGAAATTGTTAACCTTGCTTCTAGCGCATATCCAGCATACGCCGATGGATTTGCCAAAGGAATTGGTTTAGATGCACAAGCATCCAATGTTATCCAGACATATGCTAAGTATCTAGAGATTGACCCTAATACATTAACCTTTGATGACCCTCGTATTCGTCGCATTGCACAGTATAATGACCCAACTACTGGTAAGCCAGCAGTTATGCCACAATGGATGGTAGAAAAAACTGTTAAGTCTGACCCAGCATGGCAGTATACAAACAATGCACGTGATACTCTTGATTCGTTAACATTAAAAGTTGGTAGAGATTGGGGTATCGTATAATGGCATCATCATATAAGTATGTTGGCGGGCAGTATATCCCAATTAATGACCCTGCAGTAGAGAACTCAGACTCACCAACCTACACCAAAACTGGTGGTCAGTATATCCCCATTAATCCTGAACTTCCATCAACACCTGAAACAAAGGTAGCGACAGGCACTCCATCAACTGGAGACCCTGAGACTGCAAAAAGAATTAAAGCACTTGAAGATGCGCTTGCAGAAGAAAAAGCAGCACGCATGGCAGCAGAGGAAAAAGCAAAACTACCAGCAAATCCATTGAGTGCGGGTCTATCTGCAACTGATATTGCTGCGCAAAATAAAACAATACAAGATGCTAAAGATAGAGCAAGTTCTATTGACGTATTAAAGTCTCGTTTTGCTAGTTATGGTCTTAGCGGTCTTGCTACAAAGATTCAGCAACTTGCCATTGATGGCGCAACTGATGCAACAATCACTCTCCAATTGCAGGAGACTCCAGAATATCAACAGCGTTTCAGCGCTAATGAGACTCGCAAAAAGAATAACCTTCAGGTTCTATCTCCAGCCGAGTACCTAAATTTAGAAGATAACTATCGTCAAGTGCTTCGCGCATACGGATTAAATCAATTTGATAATGACCAGTATGTTTCACAATTCATTGCAAATGATATATCAGCCACCGAGTTATCCAACCGTGTGCAGACTGCAGTACAGCGTGTGCAGAATGCAGACCCAGGAACTGCAAAGACTCTCCGTGATTACTACGGAATTGGTCAGACAGACTTGGTTGGTTACGTACTTGACCCTGCAGCCAACTTCCAGAAGATTCAACGCCAAGTATCTGCAGCAGAAATTGGAAATGCTGCAAGAGTACAGGGTATGGAACCTGGCGTAGCAACGGCAGAGCAACTTGCCGCACAAGGCATCACCGAGGCACAAGCCCAAAAGGGTTACTCTACCATTGCCGATATTCTTCCAGGTGCTGAAAAACTTAGCCAAATTTATGGCACTCAACCTGGTTATGGACAATCTGATGCAGAACAAGAAGTCTTTAATGGTCTTGCATCTGCTCAACGTAAGCGCCAAAAACTTGCTGCTACTGAAGCAGGAACTTTTAGTGGCGCATCTGGTACCGCAAAGGGTGCCTTCTCTACTGGCTATCTGAATAAGCAATCTTCAGCAGGTCAGTTCTAACAGAATCCTACATGAACCCACCAGCCTCATGTAGCGTACTAGACTGGTAGCAAGAGCCGACCTGCTTCCCCGAGCAGCAATTGTGGCTTGCGACTAACAACGAATAGAAGGGTGGTTGCTATGAGCAACAACTACTGGGATGATGACGAAGACGACCAAGATACCGACAACGAAGTGCAGATGGATGGAAGTGACTTACTAAAGAAGTTACGGAAAGCCAAGCGCAACGATGAAAAGCGTATCAAAGAACTCACTGAGCAACTTGAGGGACTTTCCAAGTCGCAGCGTGAGCGTACAGTCAAGGATGTCCTAGAAAAAAAGGGTGTGAATCCTAAAGCAGTAAGATTAATTCTCAAAGATATAGACGACATTACTGAAGAGTCGGTTAATAACTGGCTCGATGACAATGGAGATTTATTTGGACTTAGTACTACTCAGGAAGCACCAGAACAAGATACCATTGACCGTGCTGCCTTACGGCAACAGGACATGGTAACTCAGGGTGCAATCACGCCTGACCGAGCAATGAATCTCGAGCAAGAGTTAAGCAACGCGCAAAGTGTTGAAGACATCATTGCTATGATTAACAACGCTCAATAATAATATCCGTTCATAGTCACTTGGAGGTGACAACATGGCTAATGCCTATACAACTACAGGTTCTTCCACTCTCGGAGGTACTGCAGGTGGCGCAGGTCTAGTTCAGAAGGCATATGACCGTCTTCTGGAGTTCGCTCTCCGTTCAGAACCACTTATTCGTTCTGTCGCAGATAAGCGTCCTGCAAAGCAAGCAATCCCAGGTTCAACAGTCGTTCTACAACGCTACGTTGACCTTACAGCAACAACAACTGCTCTTACAGAAGATGTAGACCCAGATGCTTTGGCACTCTCTACACCAACTTCTGTAACCATCACTCTTGCAGAGTATGGTAACTCAGTTCTCGTTACACGTGCGTTGGAACTCTTCAGCCTTGCTGATGTAGACCCAGCAATCGCTAACATCATCGCATTCAACCTTGCAGATTCAATTGATGCTGTCGCAATGAACGTATTGCGTCAAGGCACCAACGTAATCTACTCAGGTTCAACTGCAACCTCAACTGCAACAATCACTGCTGCTGCAACACTTTCTTCTGCTAACGTCCGCAAGGCCGTTGCTAAGTTGCGCTCTGGCAAGTCTGTTGCACGTAAGGGTTCACTCTACTGGGCTGGTATCCACCCAGAAGTTTCACATGACCTACGCGCCGAGACTGGCTCTTCAGGTTGGTTGCTCCCAAACCAATACGGTTCCTCACAGGACCGCATCTGGGCTGGCGAAATTGGAACATACGAAGGCGCGTTCTTCGTAGAGTCCCCACGTCTTTACAATGCTACAGATGGCGCTTCATCTGCACGTAACTACCGCACAATCATTGCTGGACAGCAAGCATTTGCGGAAGCCGTTGCAGAAGAGCCACACGTAGTCATCGGACCAGTAGTTGACAAGTTGATGCGTCACCGCCCAATGGGTTGGTACGGCGTACTTGGCTTTGCTCGCTACCGCGAAGAGGCACTATACCGCATTGAATCAGGCTCATCAATCGCTTCCTAAGTTGGTTGACTCTGGGGTACAGGGATTCGTCTCTGTGCCTTCGGGGTGAGGTTATTAAGGAGAACAATGGCAAACTGGACATTTGATACACCAACTGTCGAAGAAGGACCAGCGGGAAAGCACCGCCTCTTTTACTTCTATAAACTGAAAAAAGGAATCACTATTATTAAGAGTGGTGGTGTATACTCCCAGGTACGCTATGGAGTAGATTCAGACTTAAATGCATACGATGAATTCTATCTTGGTGGCCATCGGCACACCGTGAATGATACAATAAAGGCTGCTTTAATAGCAGGTGGAGTTGGGGTTACAGAGAGTAACTTTACAGCACAGTAGGGGACATATGGCATACCATTGGGAAGCACATCCCCAATTCGTCGAAGGATGTTTTGGCTGCAAGGCTATGACATTACAGATGAATGCGGGAGATGCAAAAAGAGATATACCCGATAAAAAGTGGAACGCAGAATTGGCAGCATATCGAGATGCAAGAGCACAAGGTATACAGCCAGCAGGTACAACAATGCGTCACATTGAGCAAGCGCACCAGGCATCAGAAACTTTGGGCAAGGCGTATAACGCAGATACTATGCCCAAGGCTGGTAATATCACATCCAAGACCGCAGAGGTCATGAAAGAAATAGGACAAATATAATGGCTAAAATAGAAATGTACAAGTCGGCTAAAGCAATGGCTAAGCACGAATCAAGCGAGCCTGCCAAGATGCGCGCCAAGGAAGCAAAGATGGGCATCAAGGATGTAGTTGCTGGCAAAAAGGCCAAGTCTCAAAAAGAGATGCCTATGAAGAAAGCAGCAATGAAGAAGATGGGTAAGAAGAAGTAAATGGCTGCACCCAAGAAACCATTGACAGGTTCTGCAGCAATTGCAGAATACCAACGTCAAATTTCACCTAAAGGCATGGCTCAGTCTGATGCCGCAGCACGTAAAGCACTTAATGATAAATACCCAGGACTTAGTATTCCTTCTACAAGAACTACAGCAGGAGTAAATAAAAAATGAAAAAAGCACATCGTGGTTTTAAAGTAGTTCAAAAAGAAATTGCAAAGAAACAAGGAATTTCTACACAGGCAGCAGGAGCAATCCTAGCGGCAGGTGCTCGCAAGGCTTCACCAGCAGCGGTTAAAGCAAATCCTCGTTTAAAGAAAATTTCTGGAGTAGTTAAGAAGAAGGGCAAGTAATGAAAAAAGTCAAAGTAGTAAAATCTAAAGTTACAGGCAAGAGAATTTCTCCTGCTAAGACAGCAGTCAAACCTCCACTTCGTCGTGGAGCAGCGACTGTAGTTCCACCAACTCAACCAGATACACGTAGTAAATAACTAGGAGATAAAATGCCAATTGTAAATATCAAGAAGCCAATTCGCAAAGCAGCAAAAGACCATTCAAAGATTACGCCTTTACATAAGCCAGAAGGAAAACCAAAGGTTCTTCCAGCATTTGTACAAGCACCACGAATGAGCCAAAAGTAAAGTAACGAAAGTAGGGGACAAATGCAAGAGACAGTATCAATCGCCTGGTGCGACAATGGAAATGTAGATGGCAAATTCATGCATGGCATTACAAATGTCTTGTTAGAATCTGGTATCAAGTTTGAACAAACCTTACGAAGTTGCGGCAATCAGATTGCTCGCCAACGTGAGTATGTTATCCGCCATTGGTATGAGAAGAACAAAGCAGAGTGGCTTCTCTGGGTTGACTCAGATGTTGTAATCAGCCCAGAGAAGTTCCTTCGCCTTTGGAATAAGAAAGATAAAGATAAACACCCAATTGTTACTGGTGTTTATTTTACTACAAAAAATCCAGAAGAACCTTTAATGGTTCCGCTTCCTACAATATTTAATTTTACAGAACAGGCTAATGGTGGAATTGGTATTAATCCAGTTCATCCAATGCCAAAGAATAAGTTCATGAGAGTAGATGCTGCTGGTATGGGGTTTGTCCTAATGCACCGTAGTGTGGTCGATAAGATTATTGAAGCAATACCCGATACTTCAATGTTCTTGGAGGCTGGGAGTGAAAAGACTTTTATCGGGGAAGATATATATTTCTTTGCTCTTTGTGGCAAGGCAGGAATCGAAGTATGGTGTGACACAGGGGCAACCGTCCAGCACATGAAACGATTCTCATTTGATGAACATTACTACGGAGCATTTTTTGCTGGCGTAGAGAAGCAATCCAACCTTATTCTGCCAGACAGAATGAAAGACAAGAAGGGCCGATAATGGCAAGTGCAGCATGGCAACGTAAAGAAGGCAAGAACCCTTCTGGGGGACTCAATGCCAAAGGCAGGGCATCTTACAAGGGTGGCACCCTCAAAGCCCCTGTAAAGGCTGGAGACAACCCACGCAGGGCATCCTTCCTGGCTCGCATGGGCGGTATGCCAGGACCAGAACGCAAGCCTAATGGGGAACCAACAAGATTACTTTTATCTCTACAAGCATGGGGTGCTTCATCTAAAGCAGATGCTAAGGCAAAAGCAGCAGCAATTTCAAAGCGAAATAAATCTAAGTAAGAGAGGCTGGCAATGGCATACGGTAGACCAGGCAGTACATTAGTTGAGGAATTAAACCGCCTTGCATTTGGTGGTACTTTACCTCCCAAAACACAATGGTTAGATGACGAGGGCGCGGCAAATAAACTTGCTGGAACTGTAGGTCTTGCCGCTACTGGTGCATGTAACATTTATGCTAGCCTGCCAATCTCGCAATGGAAAGACCTTCAAGGTGCATGTAATGCAATTGCTGGAACTACAGGACTTGGTGCTGTTGAAGCACTAAGAAGGGTGAATATGTAATGAGTGCAAAATATAACTTAGTTTGCGAACAAGGCACAACTTTTACTTTTAATTTCACTGTCAAGACAAGTGATACTGCATGGAACCTAACTGGTTACACAGCAACAATGACTATTCGCCCATTTATTGGTTCTAGTACTACTACAATATCTGCTACAAATGGCAATGGAAAAATTGCTTTGGGTGGGTCTGCTGGAACTGTTGTGGTAACTTTAAGTTCGGCTACAACAACAACTTTGACTCCTGGGCAGTATGTCTATGATTTTGTTTTTAACTCTGGCAGCGTTGTTACAAGATTGCTTGAGGGTAAGTTCGTCGTAACAGCATCGGTTACCTCATGAGTGAAACAGTCGTAGTAGTTGAACAATCCCCAACTAGTGACATATCTGTCAATGTTAGTCCATCAACAAATGCAATTGATGTAATTGTTACGCCAGTTGCTGTTGCGGATACTACAGTTGTTGTGGCAAATGACCAGGGTCCACAAGGAATTAAAGGCGACACTGGTTCTACTGGGCCAGCCAATACTTTAACAGTTGGAACAGTCACCAATGGTTCCACAGCAGCGGCAACCATAACTGGTACGGCTCCAACTCAAACATTAAATTTAACCCTACCCACAGGTGCTACTGGAGCAGCAGCAACTGTATCTGTTGGTTCAACTACGACTGGTGCAGCAGGAACTTCTGCTTCTGTAACAAATTCTGGAAACTCCTCTGCCGCTGTATTGAACTTTACTATCCCTACTGGAGCAACTGGTGCCACAGGTGCAACAGGTTCAACAGGTTCAACAGGAGCGACTGGTTCAACAGGAGCAACTGGGGCAACTGGAGCAAAAGGTGATACAGGCGCAACTGGAGCATC